CGTGAAATGAAAACCAACGAGCAGATCATCCAAGAGATCACCGCGTTCATGGCGGACGTCTGGCTTGCCGCGTGCGACTGTCGCGTCATAGCTCCGGACCCGCTAGATTATGGTGGGAAGTTTATTGTGATCGATCTGCGGGACAATGCTCGGCTGTTCGGTCCGGCCTCCGGCGACGAGTGCCGCTTGTTTATTCACCGTATGGCCGCGTTGGACGTCTTGCTGGCGCTCGGGACTCAGCGGATTGCGGACGCGGCCCTTAAGGTGGCCGAGAGCGCCAAGGCGCCGACGTTGAACGGGTAACCGGGGTGGAGCAGCAGAAGCTCGCGTGGCTCATAACCACGAGGTCGGAGGTGCAAATCCTCCTCCCGGCACCAGCGGATAAGGGAGTAACGGAAATGGCTAACCAATACATTGAGCGCGTTGAAAATCTAATCCGCGTTGTGAGCGCCGTGCGCGACGAAGATTTCAATCTGTCGCTCTGGTGCAATTGCGCGATCGGGCACGCGGTGAAGGACTCTTATTTTATTGCGCTAGGGTTTGATCCGGATCGCGAATGCTGCGACCCTGGGATTGGCCTAATGCCAGGTATAGGCAAGTTTTTCAACATCAGCGCCGCGCGTGCGGCCGAGGTGTTCATCCCGACCATCGGAAAGCATGAGAGCCGGAAGGACGTGCTGGCGGCGTTGCGTGTCTTGCTGCTTGAGAAGATGGCGCAGCAAATTGACGATAGCGTCAAGACTGGCTGGTCGACGCCGCACATCGAGGAATTGGCGGACGCCTGACGCTATGATGGGCCGCGACTTCACCGATTCCGCCAAGACATTAGCGGCTTGCGTCTGGTTAGCATTCCCGATTTGGGGGTTGTTGGTGGCATTCTTGGTAATTGGATATTTCATTCCGGCACCATGTTGAGGCCACCATGCGCGGGCTTGCCATTGCGACTCTATTTCTTGGCTTTTGCCTGATCGATCACGGGGCAGATGACATCCCCGCGCGCGCGATTCTGAGTTTGGTGCGCGGCCTCGTTTTCTTCATCGCGCTGGTCGCTATTTGGTTAGGTGTTTGAAATGGCCACGCCGGTTCGGGACCAGTTCGTAGCAGCGATGCCGTTCATCGTTGGAATTGGAATTCAGATTTGGGTGCTGCTTTCGTTCGCCTTGGTTTGGAATTTGAAAAAATGACGCCGCCTTTGTCGTCCTGGCCCGCCGACAAGGTTGAGCGCTGGCCGGTCGCCAAGCTTGTCCCCAACGCGCGCAACGCACGCACCCACAGCAACGAGCAGGTCACGCAGCTCGCAGCGTCGATCGAAGAGTTTGGCTGGACGATCCCGGTTCTCGTCGACGAGGCGGGCGGCATCATCGCGGGGCACGGCCGCATCCTCGCGGCGCATCGGCTTGGCATCGAAGACGTGCCGGTCATGGTCGCCGCCGGCTGGTCAGAGACCAAAAAGCGGGCGTACATGCTCGCGGACAACAAGCTTACGCTGAACGGCGAGTGGGACCTTGAACGGCTTGCGATCGAGATCGCGGAGCTGCGCGCTTCCGATTTCGACATTTCGCTGATCGGGTTCAGCGAGTCCGAGATCGACGATCTTTTGAAGGCGGACGAGGACGGCGGCGGAACCACCGGTGCCGGCTCGCTAGCTGAGCGGTTCATGATCCCCCCGTTTAGCGTGCTGAATGCGCGTGGCGGCTGGTGGCAGGAGCGTAAGGCGGCGTGGCTGGCGCTCGGCATCCAAAGCGTGGCGGTGGCGGTTGGGCGAAGATGAACGAGGACATGGCGGCAAACCGTGCCAAGCGGCAAAACCTAACATTCGTCAAAGGCAACCGCGCGGTTGAAGACTTGGACCCGGTCAGCCAACAAATTCTTGAGGTCGCGGCGACCGGCACGTCGATCTTCGACCCGGTGCTGTGCGAGCTGGCCTATCGCTGGTTCTGCCCGCCCGGCGGACTGGTGCTCGACCCGTTCACGGGCGGCTCGGTTCGCGGCATCGTCGCGGCGAAATGCGGGCGGCGCTATATCGGGATTGACCTAAGCGAGAGGCAGGTGGCGGCCAACCGAGCGCAGGCCAAGGTGATATGCACCGGCGGCGAAAAGCCGGTATGGGTTTGCGGCGACGCCGCCGACAGTGCAGGGCTCGATTGCGCGGCGGATTTCGTGTTTTCCTGCCCGCCCTATGGGGATCTTGAGGTCTACAGCGACAACCCGGCGGACCTATCGACCATGGTGCCAGAGGCGTTCATGGCCGCCTATCAGAAGATCGTCGCCGCGGCGATCGCTAATCTGAAGGGGGGCCGCTTCGCTTGCTTTGTGGTCGGCGACTACCGCGACAAGCGGGGATTTTATCGAAACTTTCCCGCTGAGACGGTTGAGGCTTTCATGGCAGCCGGCGCCGAGCTCTACAACGAGGCGATTCTCGTGACGGCGGCGGGGTCGCTTCCGATACGCGCGGGCAAGCAGTTTGCGTCAAGCCGGAAACTTGGGAAGACAGCGACTCGTCGATCTCGACCGGCCCGCAGGCGTCCGTGGCCTTGCGCGGGTCACGTTCGAGACGTTCGGGGAGGAGCTTTGACGGCGCCGGACGCGAAAGGCGTTTGAGATATGCCTTGCCAGGCACGGGCCCGGAAAGGTTTTGTTTTGGAACGTTGCCGGGCCTGCTGATTAGGCGGCCGTGGCTTCCGGTGCGAGCCCAGACGAAAAATAAATATGAGCGGGAGCCATGGCGGAAGGAATCACTGGTCAGAGCCTTGCCAGTTTGTTCGACCTCGACATGAAGTCGATCACGGAACTTGCACGCTCTGGGATTGTCGTGCGTTCCGGCGTGCGCGGGCGCTATTTGTTGCCGGCGTCGGTTAGAAATTACATTAAACACCTAAGGGAGATCGCGGCCGGGCGGCAGGGGAACGAGTTAAATTCCGTTGATGAAAATTCGAAGTTGAAAATCGCCCAGCGCCGGAACTACGACCTAAAGAATTCGATTCTCGAAGGCTCCGCAATCCCATATGAGGCGATAGCGCCGGCATGGGCGCGGGTTGTCCGCGCGATCCGCTCGGCGATGCTGGCGGTGCCTGGCAAGGCTCGCTTTCGGTTGCAGCATTTGACTCCGCGCGACGCGGAAGTCATCGGCGAAATTATCCGCGATCAATTAGAGGCCGCGGCGTTGACGGATCAGCCGCCGACGATCAACGGGGATGCCCACGCCGCCGCCTTAGCGAATGATTGACAATCAGATCGAACGGCTCATCAGGGGATCCCTTGGGCTTTTAAAACCGATGCCGCGCCTTTCCTTGCCCGTCGGGGTTGAGAAAGAATCTGCCCGAGCGATCATCGGCGCACAGGGCGGTTCAAGCTCTGGCGAAATCAATGGGGATGGCTCGAGGCTGTCGGCGACCCCCTCGTTTAAGAGGGGCTTTCAGCCATCGCTTCCCGTCCCAATAAGCGCTGCCCGCACTTCCTCGTCGATCGCGGCAACGGTTTCGGCGTCGACATTCGGCAACCGCGCGGCCGTTCGCAACCCTCAGCATTCCGGCGCGAACCGTGCACAAAACCCGACCACTCAGCTGCAACACCCTCCATGTCGCCCAGCGCTCCACGCCGGACAGCAGCTCCACTGCATCCGCCTGCAATTTGTTCCAGCCGAGCCCGCTCGACGGATTGCGCCATTCGCTCGGTGCCGTTTCCCGCCCGGCCGCCATCTCCGGGAAATACGTACAGTACGCCCGGACGCTTTCGGCGCGAGAAGAGCAAAGCAATTTGGCCCGGGTCCTTGATGACAATTCCGCGCCGCGCAAGCAAGTGAACTACCTCCACGCTCACGCCAAACAAGACCGCAAGTTAATCAGCCTTAACCGGCCATGGCGTTTTCGACAGCCCCTCGGGGAGCTGGACGTGCTCCTCGATCCACTCGGCAAGCGGGATTTCCGGCGGCGGCCGAAGCTGCGCAAACGTCGCCCGGACGAGCCGGGAAGCCTTGTCGCTCAGCGGTTCCAGTTGCAAAACGGTACCCCCCTTAGAAAAATTTGCGTAGCGCGATATATCGGGCGTCGCAACCCCGCGCAGCCTCGGCTTGGCAAAGTACCTATTGCGCGAGGGAAGGCCGCTATAGCTTAGCCCGCCATTACTTGCTATATTGGCCCGGTCAATCGCAAGGATAAGCCCATGCCTTTCGACCCGCAGCAAGCTTCAATCGATCCCCGAGCCGGATTAGCCTTTGCCATTCCCGCATACCAACCTTGAACCGTGCCTGCTCGGCGCGCGCTGAGCCGAGCGTCATGCGGCGCTGCTTATTCCCCTGCTTGTATTGGAAGATCCATGTTCGCGATCC